CTGTTACCTCCAGCTGTAGTATCCATTATTAGCTCACCCTTTTTAACAATCTTATATATCTGACCTAAATCACTGTCTAATACTCTTCTCTTTAGTTCGACTAGAAAATTTTTTGTAGCGTCAGATTTAACTATATCAAAAGGGTTAGTAACAGGCTCAGCAGTTACATCTACTGTTCTTTCACTAGCTGGCCTGCCTTTTTCAATTATATTTTTTACCGTTTTCATTACAGTACCGAGTGTTTGACCAGCTGCTGTAACTCCTTTAAATGGTGTAAACGAAGCAGCTATAGCGTCTAACGTATAGTCTGGACTAGCTACTCCTTCGTCTGGGCTAGGTTCACCCGGCCCCGGTGTGTATGTCATTGTATGTGTGCCAGTATAGTTTGTTCTCGGTCGGTGACACCGAATCGACCTCTCATCCAGTTGAGCCAGTCAAGGCTACCTTTCTCCTGATTGCACCGGGTACACGAGGGTACAACATTCCTCGTAATGCTTTGACCACCCTTGCTCTTAGGGCGTACGTGGTCGATAGTAAGGTTGTGTAGTTCATAAAATCCTCCGCAATAAACACATTGACAATTAAAATGCTCTTTTATAGCTCTTCTCCATAGTCTCTTTGACTCTGAACTTGTCATGGTTATTAAGTTGTGTAAGTAGTAATCAGGTGTTGGTAGTAATGGGGTCATTTCTTACGGCTTTTTCGGTTAATAGACGGCTTTTGTTTTCTGCCCTTGGTTGTGCTACCCTTATAATGTGCGGCATCGAGGCCGTCACGGTTGCCATATGTACCAAGTTTCTTATTAAGTTTGTTCGCATTAACTCGTATTGCTAACCCTTTGGGTGTTTTGTTGTATTTTGCCTGCTGCTTGCGACGTTTAGCCGCAGCTTTAGGGTTTTTCTTGTAATAACTAGAAGTTCTTGCCATAGACTTTCCTCTTGACTAGCGATGGATCAACAGTTGGGATGATTTTGTTTAGCTTATCAAGGGGGCTGCCCTCATAGGCAACACCCGTTATATCATTAGTCTTTAGCCAGTCAGCGGCTGCTTTTAAATCTTGTGTGGTAGCTTCACCACTACGTATTCTGCGTAGAAAGTCCTCTGTTACAAGGTAGTGTAGCTCGTTAAAACTGTCCTCGGTAGCCTTCTTAGGTATTACCCTTGGATTTGTCATTCGATTCCTAGTCCTTTTTTAACTATAGCTAGTGCTTTATCGTCTAGTTCGTTATCTGTCTGTTCGACAAGCTTTTCTAATAAGTCTACAACGAAGCCTTTAAACTTGTCACTTTTTAAAAAAGCCAAAACGATTGGTTTTAGAATTGCTAGCATTTTCTTTAGGTAGTAATGTTTGTATTGGTACTATATCTTGGCACAAGTGGGCTACACGTGTACCGGGGCGTATAGCAAAGCCCCTCTGTTGCAGCTCTGCACACTTCAATGCTCGTACAAGCTCGAAGTCTAGCTGCATCTTTTCTTCTTGACGTTTAGCTATGCGTCTACATTGCTTAAGACCTTCTCTGTCCAGTGGCACCATAAAGTTAACTTGAAAACCCCAGTTCTCACTTATGACATACCCATCTGGATCTACAGGTTCAGTATCGTTGCCCATATAAAACGGGCTAAAAGTCATGGTTGACCCATTACATGCGATGTTTGGGCCGTAGTTTTGACGTGACGACGCGCCGTTGTTCTGAAACTGCACGGCTTGATTAGTCACGTTGCCTGTAGCTGCTGCCACAGGATTAGAAGTATTGTTAGTCTCAGCGTACGTTGGTGTTACTGTGAGAATACAGAGAGCGATGTAGTAGTAGAGTTTATTGTGTAGTTTGTTGTGGTATCCCACTGCTCTACTAAACCAGCTGCTCTGGTTGTTGTTTCTAAATTCCATGGTAACGAAGTATCTGTTACTGAGAAGGTTGTACCAGTGCCGGATATATCGGCTGATGGCGTAACATTACTGCCTGACCATGTGGACACTTCAGCACCGTACACTTGCTTTTGCGTAACTTCTGTAATAGTTTGAGTGGTAGTCGTTGTACTGTTCATCGACCCTGTAGTAAACTGGGGAGTGACAGTATTAGCTCTTGCTACTGCGGGTGATAACAGGGCTAAGAGAAGAATTAGTTTCTTCATACTTTTGGTGTATCTTGTTTTTTTGCCATAGGGCATGTAGGTGGTTTACTACCACTAGACTTGCCTGTAGTTAGCCCGAATGTTGCTAGTGCCCCCGTAAAAACGCTGGCTACGAAAGTGATATCAGAGTTACCTGACTTCTTTACCATCGGTATTTCTACATAGTTTAGTGTAATAATAAACCCAGACCAAATAACTACAGTTAGCCGCACAATCGCAGCTAGTATAGCCATCTGCTCATCATGGTCATCTATACCTTCTTTTATTTTTGTAAGGATACCTTTCTTTTTTTCTTCCATTTATCTATCTTGCCTTGTAAGAACTTCTGTACTCGTTTTTTAATTATGTCAAAGAAGGGCTGGGCAAGGGTGGTTGTAGCCACAGCTGCTACCGCCGTAGTTACGGCTGTAACCATAACTTCTGGTGACGGTAGTGGCATCTGTATATCTATGATAGGTATATCTAACTTTCTTGTTTGAGGTTGCACCTCTTTGGTTTCTGCTGGTTGTGTCCCCTCTGGATTGCGAAGATCGCTCGGAGGTACAACCAACGGGATGTAGGATGGAACATCTGCTGTAGGGAGAGGTATTGACGGGGTTTCTATTATTATTGTAGGGATTGAGATGCTTGGAATGTTGTCCATGCGTCTTTCACCTCTTTTGTCCAAACTGCATTACATACAGCTGTAACCTCTGCTGGTTCGTTGCTTATGTCTGAGTCTGGATGTAATACATATCTTTCAAAAGATCTTGTTAACTCTTTGCCATCTTTTTTGATGACTGTTGCTTTACGGACTTGTACGTGTTTGTACTGACCGACAACTTCTATCTTGTCGTATTCTATTGATTCTGTTAATGCCATTAGGATTAATCTCCGATTAAAACAGGTTTAGGCTTAGTTTTAAGACATAGCTCGGTCTAGGGAACGTAATAATGTCCAGCTAAATGAAAATACCTATTATTAGCACCTTGTCCTAAGGCTGAATCATTACCATAAATTTGCGATCCATTTATACGTTTAATTGGTTGGACAATAGTAGAGCCTGCACCTATTAAATAAGAACAACCAGCTTTTTCATTCCAGCTACTAGAAAAAGTACCGTTATCATAGGCTGGATATGCTCCAGATTCCCTGCGTGTTTCGTTTATACTTGTAAAAGGTAAGGTTATTTGTATAGGGTAATTAGCACCTGTTGCTTGGTAAACATAAATGTATATAGTAAAATATACAACATTACCAATTTTGGTATAAAAACCATTTTGATGATGATAAGAAATAGAACTAAAACCCGAACTAAGTGTAGGAGTCCAAGTACCTTCCTCATAATCATCAAGAAGTTCGCTTGTCGCACCTGACGTATTTGAACTGGCACCAAAATTTATACCTTTACCGTTTACTGGTACTATATTACCTGTAAGATCTAAGTCTCCATTTCTGTTAAAAGTAAAAGTGTCAGTTTGAGTCGCAGTACTTGTTTCAGATGCACTAAAAACTATACGGCCCATTCTTCCATCAATAATTATACCTGCATGGCGAAGTGTAGTATTAGTTTTTGCAGTAGAACCTCCACTATTAGCCGTCTGATTAACGCCTATTGTCCAATAATCACCATCTGAGTTACCCCAATTATTAATTGTTAAATTATCACCAGTGCTATTACCAGAACCTTGTATAACTACCTTTTGTGCATTAGTAAGTCCACCTGTACCATGTGAAAATGTGTCACCATCAAAGGTAAGATTTCCTTCAGCGTCTAAAGTTGTACCACCACCACTTGTTATAATTCTGTGGCTACCATCATTGTTTATTGATACACTAGCTGGTAATGACTCAAATGTAGGATCTGCTCCGTTGTTTGCTCGTAAAAACTTACCATCGTTAGATCCTGTGCCGTGTGGTAATTTTGTTAAATCTACAGCTTGATCTGCAATCTTAGCTGTTGTAACTGCACTATCTGCAATTTTACCTGTAGTTACATTTCCGCCTGCTATTTTGTCAGTAGCTACAGCATTACTTTTTAATTGATTTCCTCCTACTGAGTTATCTGCAAGTTTATCTTGTGTAACTGCATCATCTGCAATCTTAGCTGTAGTAACTGCACTATCTGCAAGTTTAGCTGTAGTAATACTACCGTCATCTGGTACACTACTTGCAAGCCCGTTTGTCTGCACAGCATTACCCATATAACCATGAGCACTGCATTGGTAGTACAAGATTGTAGGTGTAGCATCACCTGTAACAATTTGTGTATAAGCACCACTAGAACCAGCAGTGCCATTTGTTGTTACGTTTGTAGTATAAGCTGTAACCTTAGCTGCATCTTTGTAGAAACGTAGTGGGTGCCCACTGTTGCTACCGTCTGCTTGGTCAAACCTATACGTTACGCCGGGTGTGAGTACAAGAAATGGTGCAAACTTACCATCTATCTTGTATCCATTACCAGACCCCTGACCGTTGTATCTGTGTGTTGTATCCTTAGACGCAACAGTCACAGTAAATACTACAGTAGATCCAGTATATAAATTTTGTATCGGGTCAAGGATGGTAGGTTGTATACCCCCACCCTTTACTCTTGTTAGTCCCATAATTATTCTGGTTTAGGATACTTTTTCTTAACAGGATCGACTATATCTGTTTTCCATTTGTCTATACCATTGTGGTATATGTAATCAAGTTGTGTGCCCCAATCTGGATACTCTTCTGATCTTGACCGAGCATACTCTTTATTTTTCCATTCGGTTTCAAGTTCAACTGCTTTAGCTAAAACAATATCGTCTGCTGGTCTGACAAATGAATCATCTTGCCAATCTAATTGGTCGAGATCATCTTCTACCATAATCCATTTAGAACCTTCTGGAGCTAAAATATCTAATGCACGTGCATTGAAAAAATTTACTTTTGACATAATTAAGTAACAGACGCCTCCTGACCTTCTATTTCCATAATTGTAAGTTGTGTTGTTCTGGCTCTAGTTCTAGCTGCTCTATTCTCAGGATTCCATCTGTCGCCGGGTTGTTGAGAAGAGTTATTTCTACTATGCCAACCTATACCAATTTGCTTAGTACCAGCAGTTTGACATACGCTATAAGCTGAATTAACCCAATGAAAATGTAATGAAATTTGTCCGTATGGGTGATCGTGGTTTGCATCATATGGACTCATAAAGTTAGTAGCTTCAAATTGTTGATGCAATCCACTAGAACCTACATTAGATAGGTACATAAACATTCCAGCGTGATAACTTCGCTGATAGCTAACTGGAGTAAAACCAAAAACTAATATACCTGTATCAGAGTGTTCTTTAGTAAAATTAACTTGTATTGGTGTTGCAGAATTAGTATTAGAAAATGATATGTTACGAGTAGCATCAGAAAAGTGAGTAACTTTAACAATATTTGACTTATATTTTTGGGTACCACCACCACTAAAATTAACGCCCATTATTCTACCTCCGTTAAATTAAATTTGTACTTTTTACCAGAACGGTTATTTTTTAAGAACAAGTCTGATTCTCCTTCTTGTATTGTCCAGTCACCCCAAGTACCATCGACATCGTTAGATGAGCCTTCGTTAGATAAGTTAAGGTCATTAGTGTAGACGTTTCTCCAACGATAACCACCACTACCTAGATCATAAGAATTATTAGCTGAAGGTATTACATGTCCATCATGTTCAATTCGAAATCTTGGAGTATTGTTAGTGGCAAAATGTAAAGCATCATTATTAACATTAACTATTGAACAAGGTTTATTAACGCTTGAGTTAGTTGAATATGTATAAGAAGTTGTTGTACTTGTACCTTGTTGTTGAGCTAATAAAAGACCCCAACCATTATTACTGCCGTCAGCAATATTAACTTGGTTATATTGACCACCAACAAAACTTGCAACCGAAGCTGATTGAATATCTGATGTTCCAACACTTAATTCATTAAATACACTAACTCCGTCTGCTCTAGTCTCAAGCTTTTTACTGTTGTCGTAATATAGCTCTACTGCTCCGTTTGCTCGAAATCTAGCACTTGTTTCGTCTGGAGTACCGTTATAAGCACTTGCATATTTAACGTCAAGAAACCCGTACCCACCTTGTTCTCCAATTATATCCCAAGATCTAGATTGAGAATTATTAATCTCATTCCACCTTACCGCACCTGTAGTTGAAGACAAATCTAATCGTGTAACAGTAGCAACTCCTGTAACTGTAGCTCCCAAACTTGTTGTCTCAAGCTTTTTACTCCCATCGTAATAAAGTTCTACTCCTCCGTCACCAGTACAAAGAATAGAATTTTCACTGTTTTTAGCTTGGATACCTATTTGATAAGTGCTTGTCCCACCACGGATATATAAGCCTCCAGAGTGAGTATTATCAATGTATGAATAAGATCCATCATGATAGATTTTTAGATCTCCTCCATTGCCAAATATTGCTTTATCATTATCAGCAAAGTCAAT